CCAGCCAGTTCCTTGGCGGTACGGGCAATCAGCCTATGGACCAGCCGATTGTCATCAGCCTTTTTAACTGACTTGGGGAGGATAATTCGCTCTCTGGCTTTCATTCGGCGGCCTGCTGGGCTTGGGGCGGCGGTTCAGGCTGGTTATGGGCCTCGATCAGCGAAAGCATGGATGAATGACTATCGGCCATTATACCTAGGTTAGTCTGATGTTCGGCCATCAGCATGTCATGGATCATTCTGGTTTTCTCGGCGGGACTAATCTCCATAGGCAGGAGAATTTTCATGCGCTCCGAAACTGCCTTATACGCATCAATGCCCTTTTGCTCCTGCTCAACCCGGTTCTTGGACTTGGCCTCAGATAGCGCCTCGCTCATCTTCTGCAATAGCTGACCCTGAGCCTGTAGCTGCTTCTGGGCTTCCTGTTCCTGCTGGCTGGGACCGGGCGGTCCGCCGTTAAGGATTTGTGGGCTGATCGTGTTCTTGATCCGCTCCGCGATCTTGTCGCTCATCGGGAAGTCAGCGGCCTTGACGAACAAATCACCGGCGATTTTCATCAAATCCGGGTCTTCCTTCATGAGCTGCATCATGGCGTTGAAGGCTTCCTGCCGGCGGGTGGCATAGGCAGGGCCAACATCTGCCTCTACATCATAGCGGCCAACCGAGGGATTGAAGATGCTTTGGACGGTTTCCTTGTCCTGCTGCTGCTTCTGCTCGTAAGCCTGTTGCGCCTGCGGGTTCACAGACACCTCATGCTCTACCCCATCCTCAGCCATGATCTTAATGATGCGGGGCGTGTCATAAATCTTGGGAATGAGGTCGATTAGCTGCTTGCCCACGAACCGTATCGCAAGGGCCAGATTGTCGATATAATGGTAGGTCGCGTTATCGCCCTGCCTCTGCCGCTGCTGGATGGCCACACCAGACTTCTCGTTGGATGGCATCCCAAGGTCAGCTTCGAACTGGCCCGAAACTTCCTTGATTTCCTGCGAGGCGATCTTAAGCCCTTCGATATAGGCTTGGGCCATGACAGGGGGCGCCTGACGCTGCGGTGCCTCTAGCTTCTGGCCCTTGTCATCATATTGGTTAAAGGGCAACCAAGCATGGTTAACGGTGTTGGCGCTGTCCCAGTAGGTTTCGAGGTTCTCGAACGCTGCCATAGGCCCGATGTAGGGCGTCTTGGACTGTAGCGCGACATGCTCAGTCGCGGCCGAATACCAGTAATTGGCAAGCCTCTGCGGGTCTTTCATGGCCCGCGTGTGGCCTTTACGGTCTAGCTGGCCGTTGATGATGGTTTCCTCGCCAATCACACGAACTAGCGGGATATAGCGGCCGGCCCAGGTAGAGCGGTCAATGATCTTGTCGCCAGCGATCAGGAACCATTCAACCTTGCGGTCCATGATGTCCCGCTCTTTCGTGCCGGGGTCGTCAATGGCCTGCTTGTATAGTTCTTTGTGCATCTGGTCCTGCCGCTCGGACTTGCGCTGTCCGGTCAGTGGATCAACATACGATACCAGATTGGCCTTGTTTTCGGTGACGCGGTAATATTCCGCCACCCGGACCTGATCCTGCCTGAGCCACACCCCGGAAACATCCAGCGGCGACTTGGTTGCCATGTCCTTGTACTTAGGAAATTTGTCCGCGAACGCATTGCGGCTCATGTCATCGAAGACAAAGCCATAGCGGGCATCCGAACCGTCAGCCTCCCGAATGTCGGGGTCCATATAGACGGTCAACGGGTCTTTCACCCGGCGAATGAATATTTCCTGATCGAAGGAATGGTCGTTGTAGTCGGGGTAATCGGTGGTTAACCGTATCCAGCCAATACCACCCTGCACCTGGAAGGTCGTGGCCGTGTCATAGGCCGCCTGAGCATTGCTGATGTATTCAATATGCCGGCAGATGCCCTCATAGACCTGGGCCGCGTCATAGGTGGCGCCATTCCCCACCGGCTTGACCTTAACGCCCGGCTTGTTCTGCTTGGCGTCGTTAATGATGTTCAGGCAATGCTGGCGGGTCTTGTTGATTGTGAGGCATGGGCGCTCATCAATCGTGCCATAGCCTCGCGCCGTGCGCGATGTGCTATCCCACTGATAAAGATTGTCAGCATCGCCGTTGCAGAACTTGATGTCTTCGATGAACCGCAGCCGGGCATCATTTTCCCATGTCGCGCATATGTCGAAGCGGCGCATGGCCTCACGGACAATATCCTCATCCGTCTTGGCCGATGCGTCTTGATCGCCCTGATAGGTGTCCTCAGTTGCCACTAGCGGCCCATCCAGGAGGCGTTACCCATAAGGTCGCCCTGCGGCCGGCGCGGCCCGGAAACGCGCACCACATAGGTCTTGGCAAAGCGCCGCATCATGAATGCGTAGCGGGAAGCCGATAGAATATCGTCCTTGATCTTCACAATCTGTCCATCTTTGCGGTGATAGAGGCGTTTTTCACTAAACCAGCCCCCGCATGTGCTGAAGACCTTCCATCGTCCCGTCTGCATGAGGTCCAGCATCTCCAGGACGCCGGCCTCTACACCATTGCCACCATCTGGGAATGTGGCCCGCTCAGGCAGCATGTTCAGACCGTGATTGCGGTACTGGCTTGCCAGTTCTTCGCAGGAGCCGCCCTTGTCGTGCTGTAGTCCGTCATGTGGCCATGCGGTGGGTATCCAAGCGCCCCAAGGCTGGACGGCGCCAACATGCATGATAGGCCCCTGAAGCCGTGCGCTGTATTCCTTGCACACATAGAAACTATCGCTGTCACGGTCCCAAGCGCAGTTCACGGCGCCGAAAGGATGGTCATATCCGAAGTCTAGCCCATTGATCTGCGGCCAATGCGGCGGGATCACGAACGGGGCGATCATTATGTCTTCATCGGCTACCGGGAACACGGCACCAGACCCAAGGACGGGGATACCCTTGGACCTGGCATCGCGTTCATGAGCCGGGTAGCCAGCTATGATTTCCGCGCGGCGCTCAGGCGTGTAATGCTCCGCGTCGTCAATCGTCATCATTGTGACGCTGCGGCTCATCCCTTGGCCTTAGTCTGTAGGTCGTTAAGCATGGCATCCGTGAGAAACAGGCTCACAACCTCGCTCATGCCCTTCAAGGGAGTGAAAGTGATGATGCTAATGCCGTCAGTAGCCTGAATACGGGTCGTGCCTTCGGTGTAAACGTCCAAAGGCGGTTCCTCATCAAACCAGACCCCTTCGAGGGTTGGCCCCTGCCACTTTTCCCGGCCGCGCTCATATGACTTGAAAGCGCAGATACTCTCGCCGGCCTGAACATCACCACCGCCACCGTGGCGAACGATGATGCTGTCTAGCGCATCAGGGATACCCCGCGCCGGGGTCCAGTCCTTGAGGGCGTCGAACGGAACCGTTCCCGTCCCCCATAATTCTTTCTGCTGCGGTGGTCCTACAAGGATGCGCTGGGGGTTGTCCCTAGTGCTGTCCGAGGTCACGCCAGAAGCCCAAAATCTTACAGGCTTGTCGAATACGCGGCCTTCCCACCAATCGGGATACCGGCCCGTCATGTGCATCGCCCATTCATTACCGCCGGCTATCGTCTTGCCTAGCTGGTTGCCGGCCATGAAAAGCCGCTCTGAATGGGCCTTGCCCGCTGCGTGAAACTCCCGCTGCTTGGTATAGGGCCGATAGTCCCTAAGCCTATTCCGCGAGAGCCTAGTTTGCCGCTCCCGTTCCGCCGCCTTCAACAATACCGAGAGCTGATCGGGCGGCAGCGACAAGAGCGGCGAGTGTTTCATCATCAACGCCGTCAAATGCGCCTTCTTTCACTTCAATCTGCTTGGGCAACAGGGACGCCACAACCTTGAGGTATTCGTGGGGCCGTTCTTGCCTGACAGTCTCAATGGCCGTCTTGCCGTTGGCCTCAAAGTCGGTCTGAAGCGCCTGGATGAACTGTTCGCCTAGCTTATTCCGTGAGCCTTTTGGGCGCCCGAAGGGGTTAGCCCGGTTCCCTATCTCAAACGGTTTGCCAATTTGCGGCTTTGTTGCGGTTTTATCCGCACTGGCGGAAGGGGATTGTTTCATGTGAAACACTATTCACTGACATGGGCCTAAGCCCAAGGACAATTTACACCAGTTACCCCCTGGCTGGGGTCGGGAGGCTAGGCTAGCACTTACCCTTATTGGCCTTCTTCATGAGCTTCTTAGCTCCGGCCTTGTCCTTAGCCATATCGGCTTTGGAGCCCTCGTATTTTTTGACGGCGGCCTTCATGGTCATTTTCTTAGCCATGTCTGATCCTTGAAAAAGGGTGCCCCGCCGTAGGGGGAATTACGGCGGGGCTGGGGATGCTGAGGCGGCTAGTACAAAACTATGCGAGGCCCAAGGTTGGCTGTGTAGGTCGTGGGCGGGGTGATCGAGGCCGGGGTGCCCAAGGTGCCAGTAGCCGAACCCGTCAGCAAAGTGCTGGTCGGGGAATTGATACTGGCAAACTTGGCCGTGGTGCCGTTGGATTGCAGAACAACCCAATAGGTGCCCGGAACGGTCAGGGTATAGGTCGCGGTGAAAGCGATCTGCTGCCAAGTGCTGGCTGTGCCGGCCGTGGTGCCGGTCAGGAGCGTAGTGGCAAGCGTGGCGCCAGTCGGGCTGTGAAGCTCAATGTTCCACAGGTCCGTACCGCCAGTGCCGCCCACTTCGACAATACCGCCAGTGAATACCTGGGGAACGCCGATGGTGTACGAGGTG